GAGAAAGCTAAGAGAGATACTCTCAAAGTATACTCCACAGACTTCACTAAGTTTGCTTCAGAACAGATACAGATCATCACTAAGGATGCTGCACAAGGCTTTGTTCCTTTCACATTTAACAGATGTCAACAGATTATAACAGATGCACTCAGCAAGCAGATAGAGGAGACTGGTAAGGTAAGAGCAATTATCCTTAAAGCCAGACAACAAGGTATATCCACCTACTGCTCAGGACGAGTCTTCTGGAAGTCTTACTTCACAGCTTATGCTAGGTCTGTTGTTATGGCTCATGACTCTGCTACATCAGATGCATTGTTTGCTATGTCTAAGAACTTAATTAGAAACATGAGTGGTAACTTAAGTCCTACAGAAATCCGTAGTAATGCTAAAGAGATTATTATTAATAGTCCTTGGATGCCTGATAAAGATGCTACGGCTTCTTACAGACTCTACACTGCAGGTTCTCCTGAAGCTGGTAGAGGAACTACTCCTACTATTGCACACTTGTCAGAGGTTGCTTTTTGGCAGCATGATGAGAAGATACTTGCTGGTTTGTTCCAAGGTATTTCACAAGCTGAAGGTACTGAAGTTATTCTAGAGTCCACAGCTAATGGTTCTCAAGGGGAGTTCTATAGATTATGGAAGGGTGCTGTTGCAGGAGAGAATGAATATGTTCCTATATTTTTACCGTGGTATATAACCGACGAATACAGAAGGACAGCCCCAGAGGGTATGGAACTAACAATAGAAGAAGAAGTAATACAAGAAAAATATGGATTAGATAATGACCAATTATACTGGAGAAGACTTAAAGTTGCTGAAGGTGGTGAGCTTAAGTTTAAGCAAGAGTACCCAGCTACAGCTGACGAAGCATTTATTGTCAGTGGATCTAACGTGTTCAACGTGGAGCGTTTGGACTCCTTAGTACCTCAACCACATCAGAGAAGATCTGAGTGGGACCCACATAGTAAGATGTTTGATGAGCATAGAGAAGGTACATTGTACATATATGACTTCCCTAAGTGGGAAGAGCCTTATGTTATAGGTGCTGATGTGTCCCTAGGGGTAGGTCAAGACTATTCAGCTTGTGTTGTTATGAATAAAGATAGAGAAGTTGTAGCAGTATATAGGAATAATCGTATAGATCCCTCAATGTGGGGAGAGTTATTGTTTTATCTTGGTAGATACTACAACAATGCGCTGCTTGCTGTGGAGTCTAACTCTATGGGTATAGCTACACTGCAAAGATTGGAGTCAATGGACTACATTAACCTGTACAGACAGACTAAGATAGCTAATGTTAGCAATGAAGAGGGTACTAGACTAGGTTTTAGGACTACATCTGCTACAAAACCTGCAATTATAGGGAATTTAAAGAATCTTATAGAAAATGAGGACCTATTAATCCCTTCACCCATCATGATACAGGAATTAAAGGACTATATCTCCTCAGAGACTGGTAAAACTGGGGCAGCCCCCGGTTGTTACGATGATACTGTGATATCTCTAGCCATATGTGCAGAGGTTCTACGTACACACTGGGATAAACTACAAACAAACAACGTAAGTTGGAAACAGAGGACAGCAGAATGGGATCAAGACAGGACCAAATGGCTATAGTTAGAGCAGAGACTGCAATGGTTGATGATCTAATAGATTACTTCATGAAAGGGGACAAATGTGTACCTCCAGAATGTATTTTAATTGAGGAACATCATGGAGAACCGTGGGTAAGAGTGCAGTGGTACGAATGCTAATTGTATATACCCCTTAAAGAGAACACTATATATAGAGGAGGACACAATGTATGTTGTATTAGCTTTGCTATGCACAAACTTAGATCAAGAGTGTATGGTTAAGACTTACCCAAACATAATACCAACCTTTGAGACTTGTCTTAATATTAAAGAAGATGTCAATAAGAGTCTGTATAAGTACGCCCCAGATAATGCATCAACTATTAAAACTTGGTGCATTGCAATACCGGAGGACACATAATGTTTAAAACAGAAAGAATGTTTTTGTTTGTTTGGGCAGTAGCTATCATAGTACTAGCAAGTTCTATATACGCTACATCAGAAACGATTATAACTGACAGCACAACAAACTCTACAGTAGATAGTAATTTAAAGTCTACGACAACAATCAACTCTCCACCACCCTCAGCTATCTCACCTAGTCTTAGTATGTCTAACTCTGACCTGTGTACAGTAGGTGTAAGTGGTGCAGTACAGACACAGATACTAGGTATCTCTGCAGGTAAAACTGTACGTGATATGAACTGCGAGAGACTAAAGAATGCTAAGGTACTATATGATATGGGTATGAAAGTAGCTGCAGTAAGTGTTATGTGTCAAGATAAAAGAATATTTTCGAGCATGCTTAATGCTGGAACTCCCTGTCCATTCGATGGACTTGTAGGTTCACCAGCTAAACAAGCTTGGCTTAATAACCCTCATCTAGTACCCGGTGCTAAATCTGGAAATAAAAAGGAGTGGAGTGATGATGACAAGAACACTGCAAAAGGTGCCGCTGGTGTTGGCGGTTTGCTTGCATTCCTCCTATTGCTTCTCTGATGTAATATACGAAAGGACTGATAATGTAGCAAAGACTAGTTATGTTTGGAATATGTTAAGCGTACTTCCACCTGAAGCTGGTCTAAAAGTACAAGGGGTATACCATGAGTATACTGTTACAAAAGATACTGATACAAATGCTACAGTATCTATAGTTAATAAGTATAGTGTTGGTGAAGGTAATATATACGAAAGACATGATAACTGGGATCAAATACCCGGTAATACTAAGATAGGGTTTGATGTTGTTAATCCTTCGTTGGGTACATCGTGGGGTGCAGGTAGTATAAGTTCTACAGGAGATGCGACGTTAAGCGATGTAACAATCGCGTATAACTATATGTATGATACATGTGCTATTCCTTTAACAGATCCTTCTTGCCCTACTTATAAAGATGCTTTAATGAAGTACTTACTTGATAACGGATTAATTAATGGTCAAGCGGATATAAATGATCCTTACTACGATGAGTGGCTTAAGTTCCAGTTAGAACGTAAGGCTGATATTAAAGAAAAAGAGGACGCTAAAGAAGAAAAGAAAGCTGAAGAAGAAAAGAAAGAATCAGAAATCGAGACTGCTCTTGCAGTTGCTGGTGCTGCTATAGAGATGGCAGATCCAACACGTCAAATGTTAATGATGGTTCAGATGGCTTCAGCAGGGACATTAGATGTATACTACGATGCTACTATAGAAGGTGGTACGTATAATGAAACAATAGAATTAACAGATGGTATTATTATAGATAATTTTAAAGCACTAAGGAACTTAGCGCAGGATAAAAATCATAATATAATGGTGCGTTCTCAATACGACAAATAAACGGAGACAACAATGGATATAAAAACAATAACAACATTAGTGTTCTTGATGCCAGCGAGTGCTGCATTAGCAGTAGACTCACCTATTGGTGGAACCGTAGCACCTAAATGTAGTGTATGGACGGAAACAACTGGTGTCTATGGGCATCCACTTCCGTACAAACTATCAACTCTTCCAGCTGATGGTGGAGTAGTAGCATCTATTAGAGTAGATGTTGCACAGGCTGATTACTATAAGACTCGCTTTACACACCCTGCTAGTTTTTCATCTAGCCCTACGTTAACCGATGCGGTTGCATGGACAGGTAGTACAGTGGTAGGTGTAGTAGGTGTGGCAGGTATGTCAGCTTACGAAGCAGCTAAGGTTACATATAACAATGTAACAGAATTTAACATGACACTTGCAGGATCAACATGGTTTTCTGTTGCATCTACAGCTAGTTATGGTAGTACTAAGTCACTACCAGCAGGTAACTATACGGCTATTATAAAAGCAGAATGTATAGCAAAATAATATTAACACTCTGTTTTATGTGCATAAGCTTTAGTAGCTATGCTCACGAAATGACTCCAGCTTACTTTAAGTTAAAACCTTCATATATAAAAGATGTATCAGTTACTTCTATGAAGTTGTTTAATAGACGAGAGGATGTGGAGTATTACGACATTGAGGTATTCACATTTGATTGGAAACCAATTCCATTCGCTTCAGAATACAAAACAATAAATATAGGATATCATAAATCAAAACTATTTGATGTATACATTAGAGATAGTGATATAAAGAAAGTAGTTTATATATGTACACAATCAAAACTATTTAAAAGTAAAGATCAGATTACATTAATAACTTCGAGGATTTGTTCAAAGATAAGGTAAAGTATATGAAATATTTACAATCAAAAGAACGAGCTGCAAAGATGATGTATATACGTATGTGGGTAAAGACCACTGTGTTTATACTTCTTGTTTTTCTTTTGTTCGCTTGTTCGACATCTAGTTATGTAAAGGCAGACTCAACATCTAACTCATTGAGTTTGTCTATACCTAACTCTAGTACAAGTTACCAAGCTGATAAGTTTAGAGCAGGAGAGTTAGACTGTAGTAATGCTATAGGATCTGCAACACAACTTGAGTTTGGTGTTACAGGTATTATACAAGGTAGTAGTGGTAGTAGACAACAAGTTGGTGATATTGGAGTATACTCTAAGATAACTATTCCTCTTGGAAAAAGAGCAAAGAATAGAATTGATTGTAATCGTTTATACGAACTTGAACTTCAGATTAAACAATTAGAAGTAATGAAACTACAACAAGAGATAAACCAATTAAGAAGTTTATCCTTTGAGAACTAGGAGGATAATATGGCAGAGGTAGAGATTGGTGGAGCTACTATAAAAGGCGGTAAGCTAATGCTAGTTATACCAATTGTTTCAGCACTAGGTGGTGGACTATGGGGTGGTTTTGAATTCTATAAAGACTACATGGATATGAAAGAGATCATACAAAATATTGATACAGATGCTATTGAGGCACGTAACAATATTATCGAGACAAAATTAGAAAGTGCAATAGATTACACACGAGATATTAAAGATGACTTAAGAGAAGACATCATGAAGATGGAAGGATACATTGATAAGATAGATTCTAAAGTTGAGAAGTCTGTAGATAGTGTTAAGGATACTAAGACACTAATAGACGCATCCTTAGAGAATATGTTGAGTTCAATGAACCAACTACAAAAAGATACAACATCATCTTTAAGAGAAGTTGAATCGTTAAATCGAGAGACTGAGAAAGATGTTAGGAATACGATGAGAGAAACTGAAGATAGAATAGATTCTAGTATGAGACAACTAGAGGAAAAGTTAACCAAAAGGTTACAAGAAGCTTTAGATAATCCTCTCTCGGATTAAGAGTTTCCGCAATGTCCTCACGACTCCGGTGGTAGTCAGCGGATAGACCACCACATAATTAGGCGAGTAGCCTGTTAGATTGTTAGAACCTAGGAGGGTTGCTATGTCGAGATATATACAAGAGTCTTTAGAGACTGAAGAAGAACCTAAAGAAAAAGAAAGAGAAATGCCAAAAGCAGGTAAGTATTCTATTGAAGATTTAGAGTCTACTAAAACACCAATATGGTCGAGAGGGTCAATGAATGGCTAGTACAGGATATAAAGAAAAAGTAACAGATGAACAACTACTTAACTTAATAGAGTCAGGTATAGCTAACACATCAGGCGATTGGCTTAACTCATCAGACTTACAGAAAGAACGTCAGAAGTCTACATACGAATATGCAGGTATCGCACAGATGCACCTAGCTCCGGCTGGAGTTTCCTCTATTGTTGACTCATCTACCACAGAAGTGGTGGAGGCTTATACTTCTGTACTGTCAGATTTATTCCTATCTAACCAAAAACTGGCAAGGTTTATACCTATAGATGATAATGCATCCTCGTATCTACAAGCAAGGAATGCATCTTTACTTACAAACTACGCTTTGTTTAAACAGAATAAAGGGTGGGAAGTATTACAGACTTGGTTTAAATCAGCATTACTCTGGAAGAATAGTATAATCAGATGGGACTATGTAGAAGACCATCAATATAAAATAGAAGAATATGAAGAGATAGATCAAGA